TGGCGCGTGTCCAACCAATAGAAGTTCCACCCTTCACCTCATCGCCGTACTTCTCACGCCAAGCTAATGCTCTTTTGGCGTTGTTTGAAGCCGCTACCGGATAATCGTTATAAGTCTTTGCCATCTGATTAATCTACAAAAATCACCTCAAATTTGCCGTACATATAACCATTATAGATTTTAGCATCAGTTAATGAGTTTACGATGAAGTTTTCTCCTGTCTTGTTAAATGTAAACTTCTTTTTGTAAAGGTCCCCATTCTGAAACATAGTATCGGGTATCGCAGCGTAAAAATACATCTTGCTCTTTTCGTTTGCCGCAAAGCGCTCAGTGCTAACCAAGTAGTCATAGGAATCAGATGTACTGCCATCTGCCAAAACAAAACGCAAGTCTATCTGATTACCGGATAGTGAGTTAACAGGATATCCTTGAAGTAGGTAAGTTCCAGCACTCTTGTATAGAATCTGCCGAATCCTTTGCCCGTAATCATTGTACTCGCGGAACACAGGATATCTTAATGTAGTACCAAAGTTAGGCTCCCTTAAGTAAAATATCCTAAGCCCAACCCTATCGTAGTCAGGGATTTCGTATTTTATATCACCAATCTCTTGAATGGCAATAAGTCCATTGCTTAAAAGTATTGGGTCGCCAAAGAATTGCTCTCCACAAACAGATTTGTTTGTTGGGTTGATTAAAGATGTCTTAAACTCTAAAGACTTTTCTCCAGAACCATTTGCCTTCCACACACCATCAAAGCTACCAATAGCTAGTTCGGCATCTGTCTTGTCATATATTCCGTTCTCCAATTTGTTTAAAAGCTTTAGGGTCTTTGGTGGCACAACGCCAGACTCAACCTCAAATGGCTTTAGCGTGTCAAGATATCCATCCATTGCAGCTATTGTAAGCCTTATGTCTTTCAGGTTGTCAAGAATTATATCGCCAGTCGTGTAGTCGTAGATTACGCTAAGTCCAAAGCGTTTCATAATGTCTATCATAATGTCATAAACACCATAAGACTTATTGTTAGACAAAGACTCTTTGAATTGAAAATTGTCATTTGGAATTGTTGCCGCAACCGAGCCAATGTTGTCAACTTTTAAACCCAAAGCACTCCAATCGTATCCAAATGTTCTGACCTTAGCAAAGTCGTTTTGCACCAAGGGGACGTTATTGATTATGTTAATTTGCCCTACGATTCCCTGACCTTGCCATAAGGCCCTACATCCTATTTGTGCGGTTATTGAACCTGAATCTATATAAACACCAATAGCGTATGAATATGTACTACCCCCATTTATCTTATATGGCTCCGTATTATCTATGCGTCCCGTAAATGAATTAAAAACTATTGTAGATGTTGGGTTGTATGAATTACCATCAATCCCAGAATTTGACTGAAGAGAAGCAACCGTTAATTGTATTGGATTGTTTGAATTATCAACTATTGGTATTTTATACTTTGGAGTGCTAGACGTTGTATATGACTCGTAAATTAAAACATAGGCAACGAAAACTGCATCTGAAGTCCCCTGTATTAAAACTTGGTGTGGGTAAATACCTTGGTCAGATATTTCTCTATCAACTGTAAGTAAGCAGGTTTTTAGGGCTGGAATGGTTACGCTTCCGCTAATAAAAGAAAACTTGGCATCAAAGCTAGAGCCGTAGGAAACGTATCCAACATTTTCATCACCCCAGTCCGTAACCCCACTTGACTTGCGCAACTGGTCTCCATATTCTCTTGATACAATAACTTCAGTTGGTGAATAGTTAGTGGGGCCAAAAGGCTCGTATGACTCTCTTGCTATCAACTTATAATTGCTTATCGGAAGAATAGTGTAAACATAGCCATCTAAAGTTATATCACCAACACCAATCTCTTGGTCTGCGTTTGCTTGTACGTTGTACGGGAATGGGAAAAGAAAACTCTCTCGCTTACTCGCCGGGGTTGCTGATAGATAGGTTGGGTAGAGTATGTAAAGATTCCTTGGGTCCCAAGAACCCGTTCCTGAAACAAACTTTGAAGTGTATGCTATACCAGCTGCACTAAATACCCTATCAATAAAGTCAATGACTCTAAGCGCTGGCATAAGACCAAACTTCTTTCCACTAGTGCCCCACGAAGTGAATTGACGTGATTCATATCCTGTTGTTTTTTGAATGTTATCGAAATCAATAAATGGTATCTCGATGTCCCTTTGGTCGTAACCTTGGTTAGCGGACAAGTAGGTAGACAAAGTCCTAACCTGAGTAGAGAAAGCATCGTTGTAGATATCCTCAATCTTTAAGTCCCTAAGCCTCTTAGAGAACTCAGATACCTTATCCTTTAACTCAAGGGTAAATATTGGCTCAAGGGAGTTTATAATTACGGACTGAACTCTAGCCTTCCCCGAAGACATAATGTCATCACCTTTATACACTTCATAGTCGTACTCCGTCAATGGAATGCCACCATATCCATTGGCATCATTATAGCCTAATGCAGTTTTGTTTTTAAAAGTATATGGAACGTCAGAGTTAAAGCTAAATGGTATTTTTATGGAATCTATGTTTGTGGTGTCATAGTAGTCCACACCAATGGCAATCTCTTGATTGGGAAATAAATCAAGGAACTGATTGTTTACTCTTAGTCTGTAGCTCATACCTATAAATTACAGTTTGCTTGACGCTAGGTTAAAGCTTACCGTACTTTTAAATTTGTTATTAAACACCTCAAAGGTAGAGTCATTAATGCTCACTTTGTATGCCTTATTGTCTCCATTGCCACAGTTGTCTATTAGGAAAATACTGTCTGCCATCAAAGCGTCTTTATTGTCCCAGAAGCTTCTCCTTAAATTGTCTACCACAACGGTATGAGACGTATTCTTAGAATATGCAATCATAAGGTCTGAGTAGTGTGCCTTCGCTATCTGCGTATTAACCTTAAAAGTATTAGCAAAAGAAGCAACTAATTCAGAATATAGTTCGAGGCTATATATCTGTACGTTGTATGACTCCCCAAATTCCTTTGAAAAAGAATAAAAGTTCTTGTCAATAATCCCGCCTATCGATACCGGGTATTCTCCAATCATAGGGGCCATAGTAGCGCCAGTAACATAAAATACACCAAAGTCTGTTAGGTCTGCCGTGTTGAAGATTATCGCTACATCACCAGCTTCTGGGGTGAATACTGGCGGTTCTCCAGCTTCATAGGTTATAGATGCCACTCCATTTGTCTCAGTGTAGTCTAGCAAAGCACCACCTTCGCCTGCTTGAACAGGGCTGCCGAATGGAGCACCGTTGTCATATAGTATATCTATAGCCATTATAATTGAGAGTTGCGTTCTTGGATTCTACGAGCGTTTTCATCAGAGCGTAAGTCTGTTGCTGACACAAACGAACGAACTGGTTTATCTAATTTACCAACCATTGTAATGTTTGAAGATGCAATAGCCTCAAGCAGCTCAATCTGCCTGTTGGCAATAACGCTTGGGTCTTTTACAATTCCACCAGCCGCAAACTTGTAGTCTGATTTACTCTTTCCGTTTATTTGGTCTAGTAAAGTTCTGTACTTCTGCGTAGAGTTTTTGTTTACGATATACTCGCCACCCTCCATCTCATACCCACCCTTTCCGCGAACGGTAAATGGCACTCCGCCTTCAGCGTGAGAAGGCCCGGATACAATACCACCCTCGGCAAACTTCGTTGGATAAAACTTACGTTGATTAATTGCTTTAGCCTCTACTCCATAGCCGATAGTTGCAAATCCAGCTGTTATTGCTGCTTTCAAGGAAACGTCAAGAGGTGTAGCGACACCCTGAGAAATCAATGTTGGAACAATAGAACCAAGAGCTGCTAAATAATCAAGAAGCGCTTTTTGACGGTCTCTTTTTTGCTCTGCGTCAAAAATTTGTTTTTCAATTTTGTTTTGAGCCTGAGCTTCTTTTTTTCTATTTTTTTCGACTTGAGCCCTATATTCGCCATCGGTTATTAGCTGATTTTCAAGTTTTGCCTGAAGAATTTCATCCTCAATTTCATAAGTATCTTTAATCGCTTGAAGTTCTCGGTCAAGGCGATTTTTAGTGTTTTCAAAAGCAACATCATTAAATCTATCAATACCCTTAAGAGTTTCATCAAGCGCAGCGGCAATAACCTCCTGCGGAGTAATGTCAATTTTTAAAATAATATCTTCCTTCCCAGCGCCATCCTCTAGGCTACCCCTTAAAACTAAAAGCTTTCTTTTAATTTCTTTAATCGTTTCAGGGGTAATGGTCTCGTCAGTAATCGCTTTATTTATTTGCTTTGCTAGTATGTCCGATACTTCTTTAAATGGTTTTAAAAGTATTTCTGCTTGTTCTGCACCAAATTGCGCTGTAAGATTCGCAAGCAAAGCGTCATAAGCCTCATCGCTATTACTCTTTAATTTTTGAAGTGCCTTTAAAGCATCATCAGTAAATTTCTTCTGAGCTATCGAAAGATTAATTTGACCATAGGCAGTATCATCGTACTGGGCTTCCAGGCTTTTAAGGTTTTTAGTGTAAAGCTCAATAATTTCAACGCCATCTTCATAAGCATTTGAAGCCCTCTCTACAAGGTTAATCTGAGCATCGATATTAAACTCTGAGTTTTGCTGAACAAGATTAGTTAAAGCCTGTCCCCAAGACTCAAGTTTATTAATTAAGTTTTGAGTGTTATTGGCGCTTCCTTTAAATTTAACTGCAAACTCAGCGAAGAATTCCCCAGAACGTTTTGTCAGGTCTTCTGTTGATGATGCGTAACCAACAAGTGTATTAGTGTATTTATCGATTTCCGCTTGCTCTGCAATTCTTTTTGCTGTTAAAATATCGATAAGCTCACCCTCTGTGGTTGCGTTATCAGTCTTTATTTTAAACTCCTCTTCCAGTTGTTTAATCCTAAGATTGAACGCTTTCTCAGAGTCTCTTTGAGAATCTTCAATTCCCTTTCTTTCAATTTCAAAACTACGAAGTCTTAACTCAAAGTCACTTTTGAACTTGTCAGTAGGGTCTTTTAAAGCCTTTGCGTTTTCCTTTAACTCACTTGTGTATTCCTTTAGCCCAGTTATCAATATATTATATCCTTTCGCCCGACCAGCAAACTGAGTTCCCTGTGCTCTTTCTAATGAGTTGGAAGACTGCAATAATCTATTTGACTCTTTCTCTGCGGAATTGGCTAATACCTGTAACTTCTGAGAAAGTTTTATTGCTTCGTCTTTTTGTTTTGTTTTATCTGTTATTTCTGCAATTTGCTTTACTTGCTCCTTGTATCGATTATTTATTGTCCGAAGTCCAAAATCAAGAATTTTGTTTGATGTCTCCGAATTTGCAAGTAGTGTTATTTGATTTGTCAATCCCTTTACCCCCTTTGCGGTTTCATCTGTAGACCTGGCAAAATCTAATATGCCGCGGCCCGCATCGGCTAATCCTGGACTAAAAGCTTGTATAGCAAATAGCGCATTGTTTGCCCAATCAGGGCCTCTTTGGATTTTATCTAACTCGGCGTTTAACTCTTTTAGAGACTTTGGATTTGCTGCGTTAAGAGTGGCAAGAACCTTCTTGATATTTTCATCATCTGAATCAGAAAGCAATCTGTTTAGGATTTCAAGCTGACTATTGCCCTGTTTTAAACCCTCGGCAAGGCGTTTTGAAAAAGCATCACCAAGGCGGTTTGATTCATTCTTAATAAGAACAAATCCCCGTGCAAGTTCTTCTGACTTCTCACTAAGAGCACCTATAAGATTAAGAACTAGTTCGTTACTAACTAAGAAATTTCCTACCGAAAGTTGAAGTTCCGCGTATGCACTCTTTAATATATCAACTTGACCACTGAAGCTTGACATTTGAGCTCCAGTAGCTCGTAATTGCTCTGCAAAACCTTCTTGAACAATAATGTTTTCATTTACCGCATCAATATTTTGAAGTATCGTTATAAGTTGAGCTGCGGAAGTTCTTCCAACAAGTTCTTCAGCCTTTGCTACGCTGATATTTGAATCGGCAAGGGTATTGAGTGTTTCAGTAATATCCTCTCCCGGTTTCTTTAACTTTATTAATATACCCCTTAGTCCTGTTCCAGCCCTTGAAGCACTAAAGCCGTTGTCTGACAAAACGCCAAGAATTGCGGCTGTTTTACCAAAATCAAGGCCGCTTTGTGCGGCAAGTGGACCAACATATCCAAGAGCTACCCCGAAATCTTCAAGAGTAAGTGCCGATTGGTTTACTGCCTGCGTCAAGATTGCTGATGATGTAGATGCCTCCGCTGTTGATAGTTGAAACTGATTGCTAACCTTAACAAGGGCAGAGCCTACAGCGGTTAGGCTTTCACCAGTTGCCTGCGCTGCAATTGCAATTGGATTAATAAGTCCCGCAATTTCCCTAGAGGAAAGTCCAAGCTTGCCAAGCTCAATAGCCAATTCGGAAATCTCAGTAGCTGTAAACCTCGTTTCTACGGCTACGGAACGGATTTCTTTTGTCAGTGCCTCTAATTCCTTTCCGCTTGAGCCAGTTACGGCGGAAACCTTTGATATGTTTGCATCGAAAGCAATAAACTGACTAATAGAGTCTTTAAAGAAATCAGAAACAAACCCAACGGTTCTTCCAAGTACTTCATATATTCCGATGAATTTTACGATACTTGCTACTGCCTTACCGATGGCCTGCGGACTAAACGAGTCTGTAAAAGCCTTACCAAAGAATTTTTGCTTTTCTGCTGCTGTTGCCGCTGCCGCTGCTGCCTTTTTGTTTGCTGCGGCCTTTTCGTTAGCTAGCCTTGTCTCTGCACTTTGCTGAGTAAGGATATCACTAAACTCCTTTTTTACAGCGGAGACTCTTTCTTTTCTGTCAGTTTTAGCCTTAGCCTCTTCTTGAGATATTTGACTGAGCCTATTCTTTTGAAGCCTTAGCAACTCCTTAATCTGAGCAGTCTCTTGGTCGTAGAGTTTTTTCTTGTCAGCTCTCTCAATAGCAATCCGCTCTTTAATTTCTTTTAGAGCTTGTTTTGCGGCAGCTTGTTTTTGCTGTATAATTGACTTCTCCTGTTGTCCGACAATTTTTTCTTGCAGCGCTAATTGACGTAGCTCTTCCTTATATGCCGACTGTTCTTTACGAAGCTCCTTTAGGGTTTTGTTTACAAGTGTGCTGTATGTAGAGTCAAGAGACTTTACTTTCTTTTGAAGGTCTTGAATTCGCTCAGATGTTCCAGCCGCTGCTTTTCCGTCCGCATTAAACTCTTTTGCTAGTCGCTCAGATGACTCAATG